GCCGCAGTCAGATAGGCCGCAACCGTGGTGCTCATTTGCGGGTACTCCTCCACGTCAGGCTGTAGCGGGGCGATCGCCAAAACGGCATCGGCCATTTGGGCGACCTTATAGGTGGCCGTGCTGCCGTTTTTGGCTCGGATGGCGTTTGCGATGGCCAGGACGCTGGCCTCCTCATAGAGCTTCTTTGCCATCAGTAGCTCACCTCCGTCCCGTCGGCGATAGCGTCGATTTTCCCCGCCACCCGGATGAGCTCATCCTGGATAGCATTCAGCTGGGCGGCAGTGATAACCGTTACGTTATCCTCGTACACCACTTTTTCAAGAGCCATTTTCAACCACCTCCACATAGGTTCCCACCAACGCACTCAAGGCATGATACACGGGGTTCCCGGTATCTCGGATACACTTGTATAATACGCCGTCCTGGGTGTAATACTTCCCGGCCTCTAATGCCATATTGCCGTTGTAGGGGATAGCATCGTATTTCTTGCCATCGTGCTGTTCACAGATTTCCTCCCAGAGGGATTCTGTCCCGGCAGAGCCGGGCGCCCAGTCATCCTGGGAAGTGTGTTCCTGGCGGAGCTTCCAGAGCTTCCCGGCCCGGACTACCTTATAGCCCACCGGGCAACCATTTTCAGCCGTGTAGGCCTTCCCGCTTTCCCATTCGGGATAGAATGCTGCCATACGGAGGGCCGTTGCATCGTCCACGGTTAGGGTGTTCACCTGCTGGCGGATGAGCATAGCCTGGACTTCCTCGGTGGATAGGGGACGGTGCTTTTCTTCTGCCTCATAGCGGGCGCTGGCTTCTTCCATTGCCGCGACTTCCTCGGCGGTCATGTCACGGTAGATGCCGTTTTCGTAGATTTTCATTCTCTCACTCCGTATATTTGGAATTCGCCATTTGTAAATACGTAGTTATATTGTAGAGAAATATTGATTCTTGTGATAGGACCTTTGTTCTTGGAGAGCATGAGGCCTACATCTTGCGACATAACATATTCAAGGTGATATGTCGATGTCAGTAAATATTCCCTGTAAAAACTGCCGACTACATCAAATTCTGCAAATAGTGCTTTAGGGGATTTCTCAATGGCGTTGTTCATAGATCTGAAATACATTGCAGTTGACGCACCGGAATACAGCTCGATGAAAACTTGCGAATTGCCGTCCGCCTTTAGCCCCAACGGAGAATATATGAGGATTTTTTTTAGGCTAAACGCATCGCCATTGCTATCTATCGTGATATCAATTGCGCGGACTGGCTCCGTGATGCTAATTGTATTGATTAGTTCCCACTCATCTCCGCCCCCACCAGCGGGCATATCCACCGCCACCCACGCGGTGGGCACGCCGGATGCGTCCACGGCGGAGATCTTGGCGATTTGGCCGACGGTTGCACCGGTGACGTCCATCCCCGCGCCATCCTTGCCGGGATCTCCTTTTGCGCCGGGTGCGCCGCGTGAAGGTTTGCCGGTATCAGTGTCGCCCAGATACCAGTTGCCGTTGTCGCCGATATGCGGGGTTAGGCCGTCTTTGCCGGGAGAGCCGGGAGAGCCCGGCGCACCCTTGAGATCGGCCAGGGCAATCACGTTTTCCCAGGTTTGCCCATCGCCGGAGAACTGGATATAGCCACCCTCCACCCGCATGGACGCAGAGGCCGCAGGATGCTCCGCCAGGTAGTCCTCCACGGCTTTGGCGATATCCTCCGGGGAGACGGTAGAAAGCTCGTTGAGTTTGGCCATGATCTGCGCATATACGTCTTCCGCCGGGGCGGCAGGAGCGCCGCCGGGAGTAAGCACGGAGGACAGCGCCAGAAGCCGGGCCGCCCGGGTAGTGCGGATATCTCCGGCATACAAGCCCACGGACGCCCACCCCGGCGTGCTGAGCACCGGCAGAACCGCCGTATTGCCGGGGAATACCACGTCCTGATAGGTGCCGTCCGCCAGGTTCACCCGCATGGTCTTGGTGTCGTAAGGCGTCCATTCCTCGTCCAGGTCCCACACCACCGTGTAGTCGCTGTTGTTGCAGATAATCACGCCCTCGCCCTCGGCGCATTTGTTGCACACCTTGATGTTGATTTCGGGCATTTTTCCCTCCTTAAGCCGTCCTGCGCCATGTGTACACGGCCAGGTACGGCGGCATATTGTTGTGGGCTTGGCCGCCGCAGTTAGACGTAGCCTTGCCCGTGTAAGCGTTGGCGGTGCCGCTGGGAGACACGATCTTGATGGCCCCGGTGCCGGTGGCGTCGCTCTGGCCCGTGTAATCGTAGCCGTGAGTGTGGTTTGCCATCTCCGCCGCCGTCAAGACGTGCTCCTCCTCGCCGCCGGTGGAGCCAGCCGCATGGGATTCACCCGCCGCCAGCAGGAATACGTCCTTGACCTGCTCCCACGTCCCGCCGAACAGTTCCGCTGGGGAGGTGGAATCTGTGGACTGGAAGATGCTGCCAACGGGGTGGAGATAATCCAGGAGAGTTTTCCCCAAATACAGGATGGGCCATTTAAACTCTGCCACCTTTTCGTGTTCGGCCACGCCGCCGAAACAAACCCCGGGCAGGGTAAAGTTCATGTTCATGGGCACCGAAACGGTGGGGATAGTGATTTCCCGCGTTACCGTGGTGCCCAGGGAGTCCGTAGCTTTGACCTGTACAACACTGGTCGTGTCCGTGCCAAAGGACACCAAATGCACGGTCTTTGCACCGCTGGTCTGGTCGGTCAGCGTGGACGCGCCGGTAATCTCCACAGATGCCTTGTTCCCGGTCAGCTGGAGGGACAGGGCGAACGTCAGTTTGATATCTGCGCCCATGGCGTTATCCGTCCACACGCTTCCTGTGTAAGAGCCGCGCACAAAGGCCAAATCCTGGATTCCAGGGCCGCTGTAGGCGTTTACGGTGATGTTCCGGGTAACGGATGCCGTGCGCCCTCTGCTGTCCGTGACGGTGGCCACAACGGCCATTGTGCCGCTTCCTGTAAGGGCATTCGCTCCGTCCGGGATGGCGACTTTCCCGCCGATGGTCAGAGACTTGGCCTTGATGGTGCTCCCGTAAGACCCGGCAGCGGAAAACGTGGCTTTCAGAGCGCTCTTGCCCTGCACCCAGCCGTATGTGGGCTGATACCCGGAGGTGTCGGACAGACTCACGGACAGGGTGGGTTTTACCGATGCAGGAATGGATGCCGTCAGTGTGGTCGTATTGGTGCCCACCACGGCGTCCCCGTTGTAGGTGGTAATCTCCGCCGCGATGTTTACGGAGATTCCAGACGTATTCTGCGCGGCCCAATCCAAGGGCGGCGTATACGATATGGATGTGGCGCTGGATTTTGTCGCCACAGTTACCTGTGCCGCAGAGCCGCACTTGAGTTTAATGGTGTGTGTAAAAGTGCTCACGGCCCGGGTCACTACAAGTGTACCGGCAGAACCCAGCACAAGTCCGGATGCTGAAACGGAAGATGCCCGAGGAATATCCGGGAGATTGACCGTTCCGGAAACCGTCAGGCTGGACGGCGTGTAGGATGACGTAAATCCGCTGTGCCAGTCCGCAGAAAGCCCCACAGACCCCTTGCCCATATTGTTATGAGCCACGGTGATAGACTTGCTGCCCAGCTTGTACCAGCCCCTGGAATTGTACCGGTACGGGTTATACACCTTGGTGCCTTGCAGAGTGTAATAGCAACTATTGGCGTCCAGGTTGTAGCTCTCGCCGGTGCCGTCATAGATGTACAGCGTCAGGGACAGTGTGGACTTGTTGTCCGCGATGCTCTGGGATACGCTGTAATCCAGCCGCAATTGCCAGCCGGTGGAAGATTTTGCGCCGTAAATGCTTGCCATTAACTCACCCCCACAAAAGACACGGACCCGTTAGGCTGTACGACAATGCCCATGGGTCCCAGCCGGAACTTGCTCAGTTCCACCAGTTCAAAACTGTTGTTGTTCCAGTACGCCAGCAACGTACCAGCCGTATCGTAGAATCCGATTTTGTCGTTGTATTCCTTCAGGACGATCTCCGATGCAGAGGAGCCGATACGCAATACCGGATGGCCGTCATCGTCAATCCCCGCCTCGATGAAATCCGAAAGCGTCTGGCCGTTGACGGTGACTCTTTCTGCGGACATTTGCCCGGCGGTGATGACATTTGCGTTGATCTCGCCGTCCATGGTCAAGGCAACACCGGAAATGGTATTTCCGCCGTCCTTGGAGAATCCCAGCCCACCGGTGGACATAATCCACATCCGGGTATTGGGTGTAATGGTGGGCGTATCTCGCAGAGTCCACCCAACGGGGAAACCCTGTTCGTCCAGAGTCAGCTCGTAATAGCCGCCCTTTGCCCCGATGATCTTTTGCGTGGCGTTCTGCATGGCCTTGGTAAGGCCCTCATAAGCCCGCTTAATGCGTTGCTCTGTAGGGCTTTCCATGGCGTAATCCGCGTCCTGTGGGGCGTAACTGTGCATGGTAGAGGACAGGCCACCGTACAGGTGGATTTCCTGCTCCATAACACACACATCCAGCCATTCGCCGGTATCACCCTCTACTTGGATAATGTCGCCCACCTCAACAGACGGGTCGCAGCGCCATTTTACGTCGCAGGGCTGGAAGGATATCTCTAACTCCGGCTGAATCAGGTCTGCAACGGCCTGGTTCATGTAGGGGTTTGTGGACGTGATGCCTAATCCGGTGCCGGATGTAATGGGTTCATCTTCCGTGCCGGTTGTGAGACTGGATACCGTGTACAGGCCGTCTGCCGTGCGGGTCAGGCCGGACATGTACTGCTGCTCCCGGCTGACCTGGAAGGTGGTTTTCGCATACCACTTGAACACCAGATTGCCGTCCCGGTCGAAGTGCGCGGACTGTCCGCACAGTCCAGCCAGCCACCCCAGCTGCTGTCGGATGGTCCCCTCAAACACAGACTCGATTGTCATATCCGGGAAAGTCACCGTTGGGGGAGTCAGGCCGCTTTGCGCACACAAGTCCGTCAGCATAGCGTCTGGCGTGGCGGGGAACTCAATTTGCGGGGTGTACTGCTCCGTCAAGGATGCCATTTGGTCGTAGCCGGTGATTTCCCAGCCATACACCAAATTTTCCACGCCGTCTGCGGGAATGTAGTATCGGCCCAGGGGGACATATTCCACCCCAGACGCTGCGGCGCTTACGCCGACAATTGCCTTACCAGCCACAGCCTGACCGGCGATGGCTGTCGTGCCTGTATCACCACCAGGAACGCAGATGCCGATATACGGTACAAAGTATCCGCCGGACAATTGCAACGGCTCATCCGGCTTAAAAATGCGGATTTTGCACCGCCCGGAACAGGCGGAGCCAACGGAAATGCCGTCTGAAGAATCAAACGCCGGTGTGGCGGTGATCTCCTGCACATAGTTTCCGTCAAGCTCTGTCTGCCCATTGAAAATTACCTTGGCCTTGATTTCGCGGCCATAATCCGCAAAAGCGGCGTGAAATGCGGTGGAGACATTGTACATGGCGTCACCTCTCCACGAAGTTCATGGACAGGCTTTCCCATCTCCATTCGCCATTGATGCAGGAATACATGGGAGTAGTCCGGTCGCCCACATAGCATGTCATGGTGCGGTTTGTACCGTCCTCTGCATCTGGCCCTGTCGCCTGAAAAAATACGTCCGTGACGGCTTTCAGGATTGTGGAGCATTGTTCAGCAGTCAGAGGGGGCCATTCCATGGTCCACTTCCGTTTCCTGGCCACCCTGTCGCGGAACGCATCACCATTCTGGTTCCTTCCGGAACCGTCTGCGTCTACGTCCTGTAATCCCCAGGAAAAAGACTTGGGGTCAGGGAGCGGCACTGTGGTCTCGTCTTTCTTTTTTACCGTGATGATTGCCATGTGCCCTCCTTACGCGAACAGAGGAGATTTGCCGGTTGCCCGGACCACCTCTTTGTTCTTCTTTACGACGTTGCGATACACCACGTCGCCGTCCATATTGATAGTAATGTTAATATCCCCGGACACTCCATCCTTATTGGACATAGCGGACATTACAGCGCGGTACACGCCGTCAGACACGGCGGAAACGATTTGGTCATTGTTTGCAACGGCAGTGCGTCTGCCGATGTTGCCCACCATCTCCGCGCCAGCTTCACGGGCGACAAACAGCTGTCCCTCGTTGGGGAAACCGCCCTCGGCAAGTTTCGGAATGTAAATCGGCTCGACTTTCGTGATACTTACTCCAGGGATTTTGTTGATTAGCCCGATTGCCAGATTCAACATTCGTATGAATCCGTTAATCGTTCGCTCAATCGTGGAAAAGATTCCGTTGATTACGCCCTTGAAAATGCCAGAGGCGAAATCGGATACCGTCGTCCAAATCCCCTTAAAGATTTTGACGGCTGTATCTCTTATCAAGGTGAGCTTTGCCAAGAAAAAGCCAACTATCGGTTTAATGACCGTGTCGTACACCCATGTTGCGGCCTTTTTCAGCGGATCGATCACGTGTTCCTTCACCCAGCCGGTTACTGGAACGATGACATAGGTGTAGAACGCAGTCCCCGCTGCGGCGAGGACTTCCACGACTTTTAGAGAGATTTCTTTAATTTTATTCCAGATAGTTTTGACGCCCTCAATGATTCCGGAGACAATTTCCACCGCGTTATTCCAGATGTGTGTCGCAACATCCGCCACAGATTCAGCAACGGGGCGGAAGAACTCAATGATCGGCGAAATGACTTTCTCCCACACCCAGTTTGCAGCAGTGCTCAATGCACTAACTACCGGCTGGATGATTTTCCCGTCAAACCATTCCCAAATGTTCGTAAAGAACCCAGCTATTTCATTGCCGAAATTCTGCACTATCCAGATTGCAAGGTCGGTCAGCGCCCCGACGGCGAGTCCGATCAGAGCACCAATTCCCATACCGATAGGCCCGCCAAGCGACCCGATGATTGCACCCACACCGGCACCCGCCATGGTGGAGCCCAGAGGAATAAGCACTCCATTCAACCAATTAAGCCCGTTTTTAATGGCGTCGTATACAGATACCAAGTACGTCGGTAGCCCGGCAATAATCATGCCAACTCCGGCGGCGAGCATTCCTGTACCAATCGTTCCGGCCATGGGGATGAGTGTTGCAAGCTTCCCGGAGATTGCGGTAATCGCAGGAAGAATGCCTTTAGCGATGGACCATCCCGAAAAAGCCGCTCCAACAGCAATGGCCAGCGGCAACAGTTCTTTGAGCTTTGCCTTAACCTGTTCAACGTTTCTGCTCACGACCCCAGCCAGGAAATCGTACTCGGGCAAATCAATCCCGAGTCCACCAGAGCCGGTAATGCCAGCATCCGTTTTGCCGGAAGAACCCGTGTTGGAAGGTAAGATGTTCAACTCGTCAAAGCCCATGGTGTAGCGCTTGAACTCCTTGGCAGCATCTACCGCTGCGTCCATGTTGTTCGAAAGCTCCCCGGCGGCAACGGCCCCACGATTCACGCCATCCCAGTCAACGTCCGTAATCTCAAACTCGAACAGTTTAGCCAGCGCGTTCGCTAACTCGCGGACAATTTGAAGAAACGCAATGACATAAGGCAGAACTTTAGTCAGAATCGGGATAAACAGATTGCCGATTGCACGGGACACCTGAGTGATTTCTGCTCTAAGCACACGCAGCTGGTTCGCAGGAGCTTCCAGGGTTCGGGCCATGTCTCCCTGTGCGGTAGTCACCTGTGTCATAATAGCGTAGTACCGCAGTTCTGCTTTTTCCGCCTGATTCATGGCGGAAACGCTCTTGGTAATACCAAGATTTAGCGCTTCCTGCTGCAATCGCGCAACAGACAGGTCATAGCCCAATCTTCGCAGTGGCTCCAGTTCGCCTGCAATGCCGGATTGCAGCTTCTGCATGGAGTCCTCAACAGAGATGTTGAAGAAAGAGGACAGGTCATAGCCCAACTGTGTCAAATTTTTGCTCATGGTGTATGCCCGGTCTTCTGTATCGCCAAATCCAGTCAGAAGCGTCTGGAACACGCCCTGGTTCCGCATCCACTGCGCCGGGTCGATGCCCATCACAGAAGATACTTTTTCTGCGTAGTTTTGCGCTTCCTTTGCGTATTTACCCAGTGCGACGCTGAACAGGTTCAGGTCCTCTTGGTACGTGTTGGATTCCGTGATAGCCGTTCCGATAAGGCCCACCACGCGCCGCAGCCCAGCATACAAAATTCCGAACCGAATCATGCCCGTAGCTCTGCCGAACATGCTCGTTCTGCGCGTCCCGCGCTGCACGGCGGTGTTGTACTGGTTTACCATCGTAATGGCCCGCTGGAGTCTGGCGGGTAGCGCAGCAAATCCCGTTCCGAGCCGCTGCATCTCGTCAGACAACGGGCGAATCGCCGCCGCAAGCTCCTTCATTTGGCGGTTAAACCTATCCAAGTCCGCCGCATCAAGCTCATGCATAACCTCCGGGAGTCTGCCGAGTTGGCTAATAAACGATGTGAGATGGGAACGTCCCAGTTCGGAGAGCGGGCGCATACCGTCTGCAAGGGCAATCAGCTTATCGCCGTCCGTTGTCTTGATTTGGCTCAGTGCCGTAGAAAGTGCGGCGATCTGGTTCGGCACGGAACTGGAGATTCTGACGGCGCTGACCTCACTCAGGCTTTTCAGCCCGCTGGTCAAGGACCGGAGCCGCTGGAGTTTATCTGCGCTGGTGTTCTCCAGGGCCTTGTTCAGGGAGTCCAACTGCCTGGCAGTAGTGCGCAGAGCCGACACGCCCCCGGATGTGGCCGTTTTCAGACGAACCAGGGTATTTTGCAGTTTTTCCAGGGACGCTACGGCGCTGTCGCTGTTTTCCTTAATTTGAAACTCAATACCCTGAATTTCCACATTATCCGCCATTCTTACCACCTCCCTGTTCGAATCGTTTGTTGTTCGCGATCATAAACATCTCCATGACGGACCGCGCCTTCTTGTCGCCTTGCTCCTGTTTTTTGGGCTTTTCGCTCTGTGCATACAGGTCGTATGGGGAATCACGGTACGGCTTTGGCCTGGTACCTTTCTTGCCGCCCATGCGGAGAATGGGTGCTAAGTCCGCCACGGCTTCATAAATGTATGCACCGTGCAGCCATGCGGTTTGATTTGTCAAATCGCGTTTAATCTTCGCTGCTTCCCTGTAATATTTGACCAGTTCGCAGTCCTCGTCCCAGTACTGGTTATAGGTCATACCAATGGCCAGATAATATGGAAACAGCTCATAGAATTTATCGGAATAGCGGGGGATTGGCTCCCCCGCTTTATTCGACGGCGACTCGTTTACCAGTTCGCCGTCCAGGTAGGGTTTTCCTCGCTTTCCGCAGGCTCGTCCAGCAGGGCGATGATGGGGTCGTTGTACATATCAACCAGTTTGCCGATCAGTTCCTCCTTATTGGACATACCCGCGTAAATCCTGTCGATCACATCGCGCTTAACAAACCGATGATGAGCCTTAAAAGCTCCAGCAAACAGCGCGGGGAGACTGGTCATGGGCTTGCTTTCGACTTCGGTCGCAACAAACCCTTCTTTCTCCATCAGTTCCACGGTCTTCCGGGTATATTCCAGGGTGTACGCAATGCCAGTCACGGGGTCCTTAACAGTAAGCGTCTTTGCCATGTTCTGTTTCCTCCTTATTCGTTCTCCAGGTTGATTACGGTCGAGGGAGCGATGGTGATAGCCATGCCCACAACTTCGTTGACACCGCCTCCGGTGGGGTACACGGACAACTCGCCCTTAAAGCTGAACTTGCCGTCCGAACCGGAAGGAGTCAGCGATCCCGCGCTTTCGGTGCCGCCGAACCACACGGCGTAATCCTCCTGCTTGCCCTCCAGCGCTTTGAGCGTCTTATAATCGGTCAAGGTGTAGTTGGCGGTGAAGGACAGGCCGTCCATGGACTGGATGCCCGCGATGAAGGTCTGCATCTTGTCGGAAAGCGTGGTGGTTTCCAGCATGTCGGGGTCGCCGCCCAGATCGGGGAACTCTTTGATGTCGATCAGCTTCGACCACGACGCAGCGCTGGCTTCCTTGTGCATCAGGAAAACCTTATAGGTAGAGATAGCGATAGGTCATCATTCCTTTCTGTTATCGTCTGAAAATAGTGGCCCCGTCTGTTTCCGCCCTGTATCTGGCAACAAGACGGTAGATAGAGGCGTTTTCCATGTTTGGGACCGGGGACATGGAAATCCTTGTAAAGTTACGCGCATACATCATCATGTCGATGTCTGCCATGATGGAGCGGCATTCACTCTTTTTCCCGCCAGTTTTGTTGGAGTAGACGTTTACCTCGTACATCAGTACGGAATATCTCTCGCTTTCGGATGAATCTAATCGATTTGCGGCGGTGTAATTGTCCTGCTCCACAATGCTGGCATGTGGGAATTTGGGGGGCGCATTGATATACTCCCCGGCCACGTCAATACCCGGGTATTTCTCGCGGAGCTGTTCCGCGATTGGCGTATACACCTTGCTTTCAATGTCGATCATCGGAACACCTCCTTGACCAGGGCTGGGAGCCTGTCTGAAAGCTCCTTTACCGTGTCGTACATAGACATGTTGGCCGGGTTGCCGTGAGTAAGAACCACCGTATTGCCGGTTTTTGGGTTCGTTTTCTCAACTCCGTTTGTTCCGGGGTCCCCGTAGTAGCCCCACGTCCTTTGCTTGCCGTGACCCTTTCCGTAAGCGCCGCGAACCATGCCGTTTCGCGCGGCTTCCGGGTGGTTGTCCGGGTACATAACGCCAGTGCCGAATTCAATAAACAGGACGGACACACCGACAGCTACTACCGCCGCCGTGCGTCCGTCCCGTTCTTCGATTTTTACATTCGCGTCGTTTGTCCCGTCGTATACGGTAGACTCAAATTTTGCGGATGCGATATCATACCCCATGGAAGAAAGCTCCCGGAGAAGCACATTCGCCCGGTCCTCCAGCCATGTCCTGTAATCCTCGACTACGTCAATCATCCGTTGAATGCCCGCAGCGGACAGCGCCGTCTTTACAGTTCTTTTCACGACACATTCACCTTACTGACGGCAATGGAAACCAAATTCAGGGACTTGGCAATTTGCTTTACAACGTAGTCATAAAGTGGCCTTCCGTCTTTATATTCTGGCTTTTTGTCGATAAAAAGTACTGCGTTTTCGTCAATGGGGCAGGTCATATCATCTGTGATGATCACCTTGTCATAGGAGATGAACTGCCCAAACTGCTGAATCTGAGCATACCCAGCAGCCGGGGAGATATTGGCTTCCATTTTCACCGGGCCCGCATATTTCACGTTTTTTTCGCCGGTTTCGTAGCCACCAGCGTCCTTCCCCAACTCTGTCCCTTGGTACAAAAGATACCAAAACGGCCTTTTGTTTCGGTTCATGATTTTCATCCTTGCACCTCACATGGTGGCCGCAAACGGCACGATTTCCCGCATAAGAGAAGGCGGCACGTCGCCGTCCTCATAAGACCTGGAAACGCCATTTTCGCTATGCGCTGTTTCCCCCTCTGCTCCGCGCTTGTTGATGAGATATGCGGCGATCTCAATTTGGTTGATTTCGTAGCATGCGGGGACAGCAGTAGCATCTGTCCCGAACGGAAACGCTCTGCGGAGAATCTTGCTGGCCGCAATATTCAGATACGCAGAGAGAATCGATTCGCTTGTCTCTCCGGTCATGTCTCCCAGCATGGCCAGTTTTTCTTCGTCGCGCATCTCATACCTCCAGATCAGTCGGTGACAGCTTTGGTGTTAACGGGATTGCTGGCGTCGTTGGCGATGAACACGCTACGGCTGTAGGTGGGCTTGGTGAAGGTGGTGGCAATGCCGGTAAACTTGCCGTGATACCACTCAGGGCCATGGTCAAGGCCGATCTGACCGAACAGCTGATACTTCTCGCCCGCGCCAGTTTTGGCCAGTTGTTCCAGGAAGAAGTTGCCCTTGCCGGGCACAGGCTGGAACACGGGGGAAATAACATCCAGGTTCAGCAGCAGAGCGGTGCCGGCGGGCAGGCACTCGCCGAGGTACAGATACACCACGCCCAGGGGAGTAACCACGCTGGAGAGGGAAATACCGTTGATTTCACGCGAAGCAGGAACCACGGTCAGGCCATTCTGAACAGCGTCTGCGTTAATCTGGAACATGGTCACAGCGTCACACCACAGGCAAAGACCATCGGTGGGGGCGTTCTGCCCATAGATCTTCTTCACCATGTCGGCAATTTCCCACAGGCCCAGAGGCTTGCTGGCCATATCCGTGACGTTGGTGGTGACTGCGGTGACAAGCCCACGGGTCTTGTTGATTTTGGTGTCATCGGTGGCCTTGTTGTACACGCCGTTGATAAACGTGTATTCAATGTCGCGGTTGATCTTCTGCATCTTGGCGGCCACCTGGAAGTCCAGTTCATTAATGGGGTTTGCCTGTTGACCAGCCACGTTCAGGCCCGACAGGGTGCCCATATTGGACTGTTTGGCATAGGAGATGCCGACAGCCTCATGGAAAATCTGGGTAACGTTCGTTTTCTGCTCCCGGGTCACAATGGAAGCGTCGGGGGCGGTCAAAGACGCAGACTCGGAGATGGCGGGCTGTTCTCCGCCGCCGGTGGTGTACTCCTGGCCGGTAACAAACTCTACGTGGTTCGTCACCTTAGCCCGGGAACCGATAATGGAACTCAGGGGGGTCTTGCTATTGCCCTTGTTAAAGAGCATGCCGGAATAGTTCAGCGTTGCAAAGCTGGTAGCATAAGTATCTGCCATGTCTTAACTCCTTTTATTTGTTATTTGCGGATTCTTCCTGTGCCTTCAGGCGCGTGTAATAAGCGAATTCCGCATAGTTCTTGCTTGCACGCGCCTCCTCGATCTTCTTGTCGTAATCAACTCCAACGGGACCGGCACCGCCGTGCGGCGCGGGAGTTCCCTTGAGGATGTCGGACTTTACCTTCTTGGCATACTCGTCCAAGAACTTCTGCTGGTTCGCAAAAACCTTTGCAGAATCACCAGCCGCCAAAGCTTTGGCCGTGTCATCTGCCAGGTCCTCTGCATAGCCCTGCGCCACAAACTTGGCCTTGTACTCAGAGACGGTCTTTGCCGTTCTCAGCTCGTCAAGCTCTTTCTGCATGGCGGCAATGCTATCGGCTTGCTCCTGCTTCTTGCGCTCGTCCTCGGAAAGCATGTCGTTGTACTTCTTCTTCCACTGGGCGGCGTCGGAGTTTGCCTTGGAAATAGCGTTCTTCTGCCGAGAAAGCTCTGCGGCGTTGTCCTCATACTCAAAGCCCTCCAGGGCCTTGAGCTTGTCCTCGGTGGACATATCTGCGTAACCTTCGATTTTGCTGGTGTCGATTTTCATGTTGATACCTCCTGCGTTTTTTCGGCGGTTCCCTCCGCACCGTTTTCTGTTTTTTTCGAGGTTGTCTCCCCGTTGCGTTTTAACGACTTCCCTGTCGATTGTTCCTTTTCTTCTTGCTTTTCTTCTTGCTTTTCTTCTTGCTTTTCGGCATATTCCGCGCTAATTTTGTACGCAAGCTGAGGATCGGAGAACATGCCGCAGTGTGTAAATGCCAGTTGGGGGGCAATTTTCCCGTTGTTCAGCATGGCTACCAAAACACTGGCCTTTTCGCTGATATTTTCGTAGTTTCGGCGCGTAAACCGAATTTCCAGGGCGGACATTTTCAGCGAAAGTGCCCGCAGATTATTGCAGATTTTGATGGCGATTTTCAGAAACTGCTTTTCGGACCGTTTGAACATCTGTTCGGAATCCTTTGCCCGCGCCTCTGCCGACGACCATCCGTCGCGCATAATGACCGCAGACCCGGTGTCACTGGTTGAGGATCCTCCATTCCGGTTCGGCATTCCGCAAATCGTCAGAACGGTGTCGTACATGTCATCCGTCAGGGTCTGGGTCTGCGTCTGGTTCAGTTCCGCCGTCAGGTACCCAACGTCAGCCTTGAGCGTCGCGTCAATGTCCTTGAACTTAATAGCGCCTTCTGCCCTCAGATTCTTGTAATCTTCGGACGAAATGTCCACGTTGTGAAACAGCATCAGCGCCTGGACAAACTGTTCTACGCCGTCCATGCGGTTGGATTGAACGTTGTTGATAGCGTCCAGAAGGGGGAGCACAATCTCAAAAGCACCCAACCGGGCTTCATTGGAGGGGTATTCGATAATTGGGATGCCCAATATCTGTGGCTCCGCTTTCACATCCCAGGTTTCCGTTACCTCGAAATACGTATCCTCGGAATAGCAGCAGAAAACAACGGTGTTGTCTTCTTTCTGCACATACGTCACGCCCAGAATGGGACGGTGTCCCAGCCCGCTGGAGTACACCACAAAGGTGTTGCGCGGGTCCAGTGTAAAAATCTCAAACGGCGATTCATCTTCTTCCACGTCCGCCATTCTGTCCGGCAGAATCATGCGGTAAGACGTGCCGCAAATATGGAACCAGTCCGCCAGCTCCTTGTCCTTGGCGGCCTTGTCTTCCGAAAGCGCATAATCGTTGAGCTTGGACACGCCATCAGCGACGGATTCATCGTTCCCCCTGCTGACGTACTGCACAGGCTCACCCAGAAGATACCCGACCTTGAACGAAACAATTTCGTTCGCCCGGTTCACAACAATCTTGTTGTTGATTTCCGGCCTGACGTCCTTTACCCTGCCCAAAATGGGCTGGTCTCCCTTGTAATACCTGTAAAGATACTCAATGTCCGCCCGGTTCATCTGGTGGATGGGCATAGCCTTTTGCAAAACATCCACCACATTCCCTCGGGTGACGTGCTCAACGTCCGTGTAGATAACCTTCCGACCAAAAAGATTCATTGGCACACCCCCTTAAAATGGCCGCTTGAACACTTCCACTTTGCCGCCCACTCGCATCCGGATTTCGTTCTCCAGCAGGGATAAAGCATCCGGTGCGTCATCGTGCGGCACTTTGCCGCTCCGGGTATAAGTGGTGACTTCCTTCATGAAATTGAAGTACTGGCTGCCCCGTTTATAGGTGGACGGATGCTTGAACCAGAAGTGTTTCTTGATGTTGTCGGACGCAAATTCGATTCGCGTCTGTTTGTTGGAAATGGTCCTTTTTGTACGTATTCCAACGCTATATCCACGCTGCCGGACGATTTCCGCAACGTCTCTGGCGTAATACATGCCCGCGTTGTTGCTTTCAAACAGCGCGTCCGCAACGCGATTGTCGATCAGGCACCTGGCGCATTCCGGCTTTGTGACTTCCGGCGGAGAATCATCAAACACCACGTCCACGATATACACTTCATCCCCGTACAGCGCCGCAACGGGAAGGGCGGTGCTGTCGCTTCCGCTTTCTGCGGTGTCGCACACGGCAATAACGGCGTCCGGATCACGGACTGTTGGGAGTTCAAAGAAATAATTCAGCTCATCCTTGTTAAAAAGCAGCCCCTTTGCTTCAAAGGGCTGCTGTTGGAATTCACTTTCAAACTGTTCCGCACTCAAAAGGTCCCTCTGTTCGCGGAAATATGCTGTGGTAAACACCTTTTTCCCGTCCCGTTCGTATTCGTAGTTACTTTCGTCCGTAACGGGGTCAAGTGCCGGTATTTCAATGGCTTTCCACGCCCAGCCGCCTTTTTGCGCTTCCTCTTGGAGGTGGCCGATTGGGTCATACAGGGAATATCGGGTCCCCGTGGCGACAATGGGTGTTCCCTCAATGGCTCGGCCCAAAATATCACCGGATATGACCTCCCACTTATCGTCCAGTCTCTGGCGGTTTTTTGCTTCCTCGCGTCCCTCTACGCAGTCATCCAGATATAGGACGTTCGTAGCCTCCGACAAGCCCACTTGTCTTGCGTCAATAGATCGACACATGACTGTGGGGAAACGGGACTTTGACCGCAGATTCAGTATCTTTGTGTCCGCATTGGTCTGCACCAACGGGGAATTGGGGAAAACATCATAGAATAAATATTCATTTGGCGTTTGCAGATACTCCAGGCACCCGGAATAAAAGCTTTTCACCAGGTCGTCCCCCGTCCCTTCCATTAGGGACGACTTGTCCGGTTCCCGCCCAGACAGAAAATTGACGAAATTGATGCCCAGCTGGGATTTCCCGGCGCGTTTGGGCATCGACAGCGTCAACAGCCGCAGCTTTCCGTCCAAAACCTCCTGATACGCCGCCACTATAGGCCGCAGGTAATGTCGCCTGGGTGCGTAAAACTTCTTCTCCGGTTTGCGGTTCATCTCGATGTACAGCAGAAACGTGTCGAAATCGTGCGGTGCGTCAAAGCACATGGCCTTTTTGTACACGTCAAACAAAGAATCCGCCGCATTTGCGCTGCATTTGTGCAGGGCCGCAGAACTCAGTTTTCGCAAATCCTTGCTCAGCTCATGGGCCAGAGTGAAATCATCCGGCTCCAGTTGTCGGCATACGGATAGAAGGTCCATGTACGGCACGTGGTCGAACGGATTCCGCGCAATATGCTGTTTTATGCATTCTGATAGTTTTGCGTAGTCCATGCGGCCTCCATTTTTGCATAAAAAGAGACGGGTTCCCGAAAGAACTCGTCTCTTTTATTTACTTGGTTATCCTACAAGTTCACAATCGTACCAATACCCCGAGCTTCCACACGTTCCCTCGAGCGTTATCGTGTCTCCAACCTTGATTTGCTTGAGCGCATCTTCTTGGTCTTTTTCAAATTCGGCTATATAAATCACAATCGTTCCGCCAACGTTTGTCTGCATAGTCAGCGTCGCGCCTCCCGTCAGGTTAAGCAAGCCGCTGCTCGAAAGGCCAGCTATCTGCCCTGTAACTTTGTAACGATTGCCCTTATACTTTTCGTCTGCCGCAAGCTCGTTTTCCTTATACGCGCGGTAGACTTCCTCGAACGTAACTACATGTTCGAGCTTCGGGGTCTTCTTAATGTCCTTTTCTCCGCACGACTCGCACTTGTATTCCTCGTACCCTTCGGATTCCTCCGTGGCGGCCACACTGTCCACCAGCACCCACTTGTGTTCACAGGGCTTTTCTTCGCCAGACTGCTTCGGCTCGTCCCCCTTGGTTGGCTCCTCGACGGCGGGCTTGTCCGGCTGTTCCGGTGGCGTCTCCCCACTAGAAAAGATTAGCGCCGCCGCAATAAACGCACAGAAACAAACTGCGGTGACAATCAAGGGCTTTGCGACTTTACGCCGCTTGACCGCGTTTACAATTGTCCACGCGATTCCGCACAGGAAGCCCAACATGAATGTCCATGCCAGAAACATCTCGGGGTCCTTGTTTTCTATAGACGCAAGCAGAGCCAGAAACTCCATCAACGTGCCCATTACGATGAGTACGATTTGCCAGCCCCTTAGTTTTTTTCGCTTTTTCTCCTCCTCCATTTTCCCTTTCCTCCACATTTATTTTCTCCCGGGTGGCCGGGGGAATTACTTCATCTCGCGCCCGTTGCCAGAATCGGCTCGTGTTGGCCCTTGACCCATTCCTTGTTTTTACCGTACCGGTAAAATCCCTCGTAAGTTTTCCGGTTGTTCACGATACTTTGCACCGTGCTGATAACGAACGGCTTCCCGTTCCGGGTGGTATACCCGTCCTTGTTGAGGCTGTCCACGATTCCATTAAGCGTCATGCCGCCGTCCCGAAGCTCAAATACTCGCCGGACAACAGCCGCTTCTTTCTCGTTGATGCAGAGCGCACCACCTCGAACTTCATACCCCATAGGTGCTCGACCGCCAGAATAGCCGCCACGGGAGGCTTTAACTGCTCTGCCAGCGCTCGTGCGCTTGTTGATGTTGTCTCTCTCCATTTCGGCGCACGTCAGAGTGAACGCCTTGAGCATTCCGGCAAATACGCCGAATTGCCCGAAGTCCTCGCAGATGCTGATTAGCTCAATGCCTTTGCGCAGCAGTGCGCCCTGGTAGTAAAAGTATATGTTGATGTCTCTGGCCACCCGGTCAGATTTCGCAACCACGACAGCTTCGTAAGGAGGGTTGTTCACGTCTCCGTAAACGATCTCGTCGAACCCGGGGCGGTACTTTGCGCCGCTCTCTCCCTCGTCGGAAAACCAACGCAGGATGTTCATGTCGTTCTTGCGGCAGTATTCCTCTATCTGTTCACGTTGCACGTCCAGCCCAAACTTATCTTCTCCAGTTTGCCCGTCTGTGCTCACGCGGATATATGCAACCACGTTTTTCATACGGCTCTCCTCCTTTGGGGTCAATCCAAAATTGGATTGGCTTCTACGGTTATTGTATCACACAGTAAACGTAAATGTCAAGCCGCCATTTTGTTTTTCTCTTTTATTTTTTGCGGGCATTTTGGGGCTTACCCGGCCCCGCTCCCGCCCTTGATATCCCCCGCCCCGGTCACGTCGCGCGTGTCCCCGTCTCCACAAATTACGCATAATCATGATTTTGCTATTGACAATTACATATAATCTGGTATAATGGTATCCGTACAGCAGAGGAGCGCACCCGCCGCCGGTCAAGCAATGCGGATCCGCTCCCCACACCAGACCAGCGGCCCAGCGCGTACAGTGTACCACGCCCGGGCTACCTGGTCAAGAGATAGGCCAGTAAGGCCGGGAGGTATAATATGGAGAAATACACGCAGAAGCAGCTCCGGGAGCTTGTGCGTCTTGGCTGCGCAGAGGATTACACCCACAAGCCCAGCGAGTACATTTACACACTGCGCAGGCTCGACAAAGTGGGCTATTCCGCGGGCGTTTACGGCATCAACGGCGGCCTCGTCGAGGACACCGAAACCGGCACGTGGTACGCCATTATCGGGCGTTGCACAAACCTGTTTATCTTGTTTTAAGGGGGGTGCAGGATTGATATCTATCTTGTTACTGATCATCTGGTTCCCGCTGGCCGTCTTGGCCGACGTTGTCCGCAAATCCAAGTAATCAACCATCTGACAGGGGCAAGACCCCGGAAAGGATATATCACCATGACATATGTAGACGCTATCAAGGCCGGATATAAGGCAGCCGACACCAAATACCAGCGCGGATATATTAGCCGACTGGCAGACCCCGACGCGCAGCCGGTACGGACTGCCGGAGGCACCCGCAAGGGGCAACTGTATGTGCTGCTCCCCTGCCATTGCAGCACGCAATACTGCATCCGGCAGTATCTCTATAGATGACCTTCCAGACAACCGCGCCGCCCCGGAGCTATTCCGGGGCGGTTATTTTTATGCCCTACCCGCAAAGGCGTTTTAATGGCGTTTTGCGGGATTTTAGCGCTTGGCGGTATTGGGATACCACCGCCAATGCAACACGCTGTGCGCGGCGCTTTAGCAGGGTTTGCGGCGGTGTTGTGATGTAGCGTGTTGGGGCGGTGGGTATCCGCCCTTTTTTCCCGCCCTGATCGGGGCGGCGTGGGCGATCCCGGGGCCGGTGGGGGTATGGCAACGCAAATCGTATTGACAGGCCGCGCGATGCTGCGGTGCAGGGTGCCTAATCCCGGGCGAGACAGTGCGCGCCGTCCGGCTCATGGCGTGGCGGGGGAAAGGCGGGGAGTTGGTCAAGCGGCTGTGCGCATGTGCTCGATCTGGCGAATTCGCGCCAAAAGTCGCTGCGAAAGTCGCCCGGTTTTGCGTGAAAGTCGCTGATAGTCGCTAAACCGTGTATAAACGCGGGAAAATCGTTGCCCCTGTTCCGAAAGTTGCTGAATAGTCGCTAAAAAAATCAGTTTTCATAGTCGCAGGACGCCGCCTCGATGTACTTCTTCTGGAGTTCTTCGGGCGGCGTTTCTGCCCCAAGGGGATTGTTGGGCGTGAGAACGACTTCTTGCTTGTCGGTCATGCCGAAAAAGTTCTTCGCGCGGAAAATGTACGTAATCTGCGGAATTTTCCCCTGTGAGACCAGTTTTGCATCGATTCCGGCCAAAATTTGTTTGGCTTTTTTTATCATGCCAGCCCTCACGGGGCCCATTGATCCCTTTTGCCAGTCCAAAACCGTTTGAGTTACGGCCCCGAGAGCGAGGCACATATCCTCCACCGTGGGGATTTGTCCTTCCTCTACACACTGTTGGAAATAGTCGTTAAGCTTATCGGCGCATTCCTCATCAGTTTTTACGCACGACCTCTTGAAGTATTGGAATGATTCCCTGACAATTTGTGAAATCTCCTCATTTGTTGCGGTGCACCTGGCCGTAACAGACGCTGATGCCGCGCCCCTGGTGTGTGAGATGGCATTCTCTCCGCGTTCTTGCACGATGATCTTGCGGATAGTCGGCTCAGAAAGCCCGTTTTGCTTTGCCACAGTCGCTATATGCTTACATGCGTCATAGTCGGCAAGGACTTGCTCTCTCATAGCTTGCGTGATTTTACTTGCCATCTATGTCACCTTCTCCCGGTCATGTAGTCGTGCTCAACATTTTGCACGTATTGAGCTTCGCTTTTCGGATTGAACTCAAATATGCACCCGCACGTTGGGCATTCTGCCCGGGCAAATTTATCTTGTTTCCCGTGCTTAATGATTTTCATAACTTCTCCTGTTTATGTGCCGCGCTCCCACCTCTGCGCTATGTATGGCACAAGTTCACCCGCCCAATTGGGCACTCCTACTATCTTTTGGAACGGGCGGCTGGAGTCGAACCAGCACATACGGGAGTCAAAGTCCCGTGCCTTACCTTTTGGCTACACCCGCATAAAAACAGACACCCGCGAGATATCCCGTGAGTGTCTGCATGCCGGTAACGCCCTTGCGAGGCCGCTTGCGCGGAGGCACCAATTACCAGCTGTGCCTTAACCTACGGAAGAAGGAAAGAGTAAAAAAGAGGAGAAAAATGAAATTTCGGGTTGTGGGCTGACTGGTTCCACTTTCCGATGATACTATTTTAGCACATCAAAAACGTGGTTTTAGCTCAACTTTCTATCATTCCGGACTTTTTTGCAATTTCAAACAGAAACCGGTCCTTTCTCCTGCGGAATGTCGCATAGCTCATGCCATCCGGCATGACCATCTCTGCGGGGTATCGTTTCTGACTGTCGCAGTTTCGCATGATCGCCCATACCAGCTTGCGCCGCACGTTCTCGTTGGCGATATCCCGGCCCACGTTGTCCATGGCGTATTCTACGGCCCGCATCTTCTTCGTCTCCGGCCAGCTCTCAATGATCGTCAGCCGTTCCGCCTTGCGTTCGGCTATCCTGCTGTTGCCGGGGCTATGGGGCATGCCGGACATGGCATAAGCCGACGACTCCAACACTTCTTCCCGGGCCGCATTGTACGCGCGGACCCGGCGGGGATAGCCCCTGACGTAGGCGATACACTCCATGCGGATATCGTAGGGGAGCGAGTATTTGTTGCTCATCGTACCTCCTATTCCAGCGCCGTCTCAACGCCGTACTCTTTGAGCATCTGCCGGATATCTGCCCAGGTAACGTACCCTTCCGCCACGCACTGAGCGGCGTGGTTTAGCTCCCCGGCAAGCTGCTGCACATCGTCCATCGGCGCGTCGTGCTTATCGATCAGGACGTATAGCATCAGATCTATGCCCCGGCTCAAGCCCTCCACAATTCCGTTGCTGTAGGCTTTGTCTACGTCGGCCTGTGTGCGAGGGATTCTGCGGGGGTTAGTCTTGGGCATGGGCATCCTCCCTCCGTCTGCCATTCGCGCACCAGAAATCTGGAGACACAGGACAATCCACGCACGGGCCGTAGGAGCATATCAGATCATCCACAGCGTAGTAGCTGTTCTCGCATTCTTTGCACCGCACCACTTGGGCCACATCAGCGGCGGGCTCTGCGAGGATGCATTCCACCGCGCTTCCACACCCGCCGCACCAAACGTTCAAATGCTCAATTGCCGTGCGGCGCTCGATGTATTCAGCCATTGTCGTCCTCCTGTTCTTCCTCCCCGTCGGATACAGCCGCGCCCTCGTTCTCTGCAGCACAGCAATCGGTGCATACGCTCTCTCCGTTTGGCAAGCCGTAGCACTTTTCGCCTGTTTCGATACGTTTTCCGCAGAATGCGCAGTAATCCCACAGCCGTCCCATCACATTGCCTCCAATGCTTTCTCCGCCTCCTCGCGGGTCAAGAAAACAGTCTTTCCGACATCACGCGCATCTATAACACCGCAACGCGATGTGTTCAGCATAGTCCTCCCATTAAGTGTGCTTATATCTGTCACAGTAAAACTGTAAACTTGCTCGACCGGGTGGCTGCAAAATGTCCAAAGCCCGTCGCCCACCTTGCACGGCAGCACCACCAGCCGCCCGTCCTTGTCGGCTTCTTGATATTTTTTGAGTTCCATGAGTGCGCTGTGCAATTTTGCCATTTCCAGACCGCTAAAGTGCTCCTCTTGCATTGACTTGATTTCTCCCGGCGTCAGGCCGGTGTCCTCGTAGGCGGCGAGGCGTTCAATTAGACGGTCAAACGATGGGCAATCTATGCAATCCATGTCCACATTGCAGTTACCAGAACACTTCATGTAATGGTCGGTGCCAAGATAGTGCTTTTCTGTCAGTCGTTCCATCACTCCACCTCCTGCATCCAGAACTCACGGCGACAAGCACTACAATCTGTTAAACAGATGCACTTGTACTTCTCAGGTATATCACCACCCACAAAGGGTGGACAAATACGAAGAACACCATCTTTATCCAGTACAGCATTAGGATATTGTTTCAGAAAAACGCTCTGCCGCGTCTTGCGCGGGTGCGCAATTGCCCATTCTTCTACTTCTCGGGCCACTTCTTCTGCCAGAGTGCCCATGTTAAACAAGCCGTATTTCGGGGTTTCACCCGTCATCGCAAACATCCTGCGTCGCGCCTCCACAAACTTCACAGCGTCCATATCATTCTCCTTTCTCCAGCATATCAGCCGCCGTTCTCAAATCATCCGGCAGCATAATAGGTACCTCGTAGATATTTGCATCGGCCCATTCTGCATATTCGCGCAGGGTTTCGGCAATCTCTTTACGAGATGGTTTCACGGGGCCTTCTTTCACACCTCCACACGTCTCGTTGATGCTCATGTAATCGCTCCTCCAAACCTTAATTTGGTCACGGCAATCGGAAACTCCTCAATCTCGCTTGCCCAGATTGCCGTCCCGGCACCGTGTATATTCTCCCAGCACAGTGGGAAGCCGCCGATGCCGTCGAACAGACTTCCGAGCGTTGCGCCCTCCGGCAGATAGGCCGCCATACGCCGCAGCATCCAGTCCCAGAAGGGCAGGGCGATAGAGTTGCCCAGCGCCTTGTACTTCGGGCTGTCCGCGTCCTTGTGTTTCTTGCCCTTCTCATCCGTCCAGTCGCCAATGTCCACCCATCCGTCCGGGTATCCCTGCAAGCGGGTACATTCCAGCGGCGTAAGGCGGCGCACTACCATATTCGAGCGTACTACGCCGTTTGCGTTTAGCGTATGACCTGTCCGCGCTTGCAGCGCCCCTCCAACATCGCTTTCTTGCCCATTCCGACAATCTACCGCACTGCAAATATAGGTCTCCGCGTCCTCCCGATAAGCGCAGTTCGCCTTTGCCCGCAGCGCGTGTGCCACATCCGGCGTTGCCCCGCACACCAGCATATCGTTGTATGCGTCCTGCCCGTTGTAGCTTCCGGCATGAGCACCGGGGGAAAGCGTACCCGTCACATCTTGGTATGTAAGCGGCACTTGATTGCCGCCTGTCCCCATCCTCGCCTGCAACGCCGGGACCTGCTCTCCGCACTCGCGGATGACATCGCAGGCGTGTGTCATGTCCAGTGCCACCTCCGGTGCAACCACAGCGGGCTTATTCCCGCCGCACTCAGCGTTGAGTGTAGGGGACAGCTCCTCCTGATAGCCGATGCTCCGCGCCTGTTCACTGTTGCCCAGCTTAAACCCGGCGCATACCACCGGCTGATTGTTCCCGCTCATGCCCGCCGCTGCGGTCAGTGTGGGCGCTCGGTCGTCTGTCCGCAGTTCCGCACCTCCCTGCTGTGTGGCCATGCAGAAAATCGTCTGATCGTTGCCCGTTCCCAGCGTTCCGCTTTTCTCCGTCTGCACTAACGCGCCTTTTCCTCCTCCGTCACAGCCCCCCCTGATGCGGACTGCATACGATGTTGGAGCCTCTGTCGGCGCAGGGGCTTCCGTCCGCTCTTGCGGTGAGGCTCCTTGCGACTGCCGGATTAAAACCTCTTTCAGCCGCTTCGGCAAATCCTTCCCCCGCCGCTCCGCTCTCCGCAATATCCCCTGACACGCTTTTGCGGTCAAACAGTATTTCGTGTGCGGTGTCTCCTCCAAAATCTGCGACAACCGAGATACGACGACGGCGTTGGGGCACTCCCCAGTATTGCGCGTCGTGGACTCGCCAAGCCACGCTCCATCGTCCGTCCACTTCATCGCGGTATCCCCCCCAGGTAGGCCAGCCCTTTTCAGGCACTTCAATACCGGGGGCTTCCGGCTCGACGATTTTGATGATTTCTTCGAGCACGGCTGCGAAGTCTCGTCCTTTGTTGCTGCTAAATGCTCCGGGGACGTTTTCCCACACCATGTATCTCGGGCGAATAAGCTCTCCTGCCCTGCCAAGTCGTTTGTCATGCTCCCGCATCTCCTTTATCACTCTGATCTGCTCCATAAACAGACCGCTTCGCGCACCTGCGAGACCGGCACGCTTTCCCGCGATGCTCAGGTCCTGACACGGGCTTCCGCCCGTCACGCACCACACCGGTTCGATGGTAGCTCCGTCGAGCTTTGTAATATCACCGAGGTGTTGCATCATTCACCACCTCCATACTCCGACGATCTCGTCAACGAGGGATTCTTGTGCGTAGATCATTTTGTTTCCTCCATCAGGTCGAAAAGCGAAATTCCATCCATCTCCTGGATGCCGGTCTCACGGATTCTTTCCGCCTGCGCGCAGTTCTCCGCCGCCAGCCGGAAATAGCTGGATTTAAGCTCCACGCCGATATGTCTGCGTCCCATCAAAATGGACTGGTATCCGGTAGAGCCAATACCGTCGAATGGATCCAGCACAATGTCGCCGGGGTTGCTCCACAGTTCTACACATCGCTCGATTACGGGCAGTTGCAAGGGGCAGATATGTCGCTCGTCTTTTTCCTCCTTTGCGGATTTCCGGTTGAGGGTGTCACTCTGGTTGATATCCCACCACGCGGGGGATGCGTACTCCTCCCAAATAGGGGACGCAACCTGTTGCCACTTGCTCACGGGGTATGTGGCGTCGGTGTGGGTCACACGCTCCTGGTTGTCGCCGGGCTTGCGGAACGTTACAACATAGTCCGGGATCCCCATCCGGCTCATCGCGCTATCCTTTTTGATCTGCTTGTGCAGCAGCCCCAGGGCTTTTGTCCGCTGCATAGCCGTGACGGGATTCTTCCAGATGCAGACCTCCGAGTGGTAGATAAATCCGAGCGCCTGCATCCACCGGATCACGTCGCCCCGGAAGTCCCGGATTCCGATATACCCATCACGTTCTTTGCTAGTCGGTAGGTTCATGCAGTGGATGCTGACATTCCGCCCGGGCATCATCACTCGATACCACTCGCGGCCCAGGTACATATACTGCTCCGCAAACTCCTCGTAGCTCCGGCAATTTCCCATATCCCGGTCGCTGTTGGAGTATGTGTACAGACTGGCAAACGGGATTGATGTAACCGAGTAGTGGATGCTGTCATCCGGGATCCCCTTCAGCACCTCGCAGCTGTCGCCGTTGTACACCGCATACTCGCGGCCCACGGCCTGGTCGATAACTTTCATGCCGACTTTACCCATTCCGGGACAATCATCTCTACCTGCGGATTGTACGGTATCACGACCCGCTCCTGCCCCCGGATATCCTTTCTCAAAATCTCTTTGGTGTATCTCACCATGTTTTCCTTCATCGCCGCCGCCTGGGCTTCCTTGCGCTCCACGTTGGCTTTCACCGCACCCTCGGCGGCAGATGTAACGATGTGCACGTTCACCGGCGATTCCTGGCCAAATCGGTAACACCTGCGGATAGCCTGATACATGGATTCGTAGCTGTCGGACAGCCCTACAAAAATCATGTTGTGGCAGTTCTGCCAGTTCATCCCGAACCCCGCAATCGACGGCTTCGTCACCAGCACGGGCAGTTCACCGGCGGCAAATCGCAGTAACGCAGATTCTTTTTCTTCCGGTTTATCGCTCCCGCGCACCTCCTCGCTGCTTGGGATAATCTCGGCCAGCAGTTCGCTCTCGGCATTAAGGTCGCACCAGCAGATCCACTGTTCCTTTGGGGCTTGCGCAACAATCTCCGCCGCTTTCTCGCACCGTTCCCGCAGGCTGGTCCTCCGCGCGTCCCGTCGTTCTGTAAGAGTTTTCGCAACCTCGCCGCCAAACAAGTTATACGTTCCATCGGGTTTCACGTCCACGATGTGTTCTGTCACGTTCAGCGGCGGGAGTACATAGCCGTCGTTGGGATATCCCAGGTCGCCCGGGCACGTCAACACCACAGCCCAAGTGGCAACCCACTCCCAGAACCGCGTCTCCGCATGCCCCTTGAGCCGCCATTTGCTAGTATCGCTCCCATCATGGATGAAGTATGTTGCCAGCATCTCCGTACGACTCATAATACCCAGAAATTCCACTTGGTTTCCGAGCTCCATGTAGTCGTTGGGCGACGGTGTGGCCGTACAGGAAAGCCGATACGGGGTGTTTTTGAACATCTCAATGATCTGGTTCCGCATCTTTCCGGTGTAGTTCTTCAGGATGCTGGACTCGTCCAGCACCACCCCCGCAAAACTCCCGCCGTCGAAATGCTGAAGCATCTCATAGTTCGTGATATTGATCCCCGGTTTTACATCATCCTGCGTCCGGCAGATTGTGGCCGTGTATCCGAATTTTCGCGCTTCGCGCATCGTTTGCGCTCCTACCGTCAGGGGCGCGACAATGATCACCGGTTTCCGCTCGCGTCTGGCCACTTGGTCGGCAAACTCCAGCTGCTGGATGGTCTTCCCGTTCCCGCATTCCTCAAACAGAGCTGCGCGGCCTTTCCGCAACGCCCACTGAGCGATATCCTTCTGCCACTCGAACATGTGTGCGTTCATGGTGGCCTTGTCTACCTCGAACCCGCACGGAGGCGGGATGTGCCGCTTGCTGGCGAGAAAGTCCTCGTATCTCACCACTCCACCGTCACTTTCCCGCTCTCCGGCACCGCTACCCGCAGGAATTGCACCAGCTCCGAAAAATCGGTGAAACTGAACTCCATGCGGGCATGCTCCAGGATCAAACTCTTCCCGGATTCCTGAATCGTAGGTTCTTCAGCGGGAGTCTCTGCGGCAGTCTGCTGTTCGGCGTTCGCCCACTCTGCAACCTTCCGGCCCCACAGTAGCAAATTCCCACCTCCTCGCGCAAACGGTGTCCCGGCGGCTTTTGCGGCGGCTCTTATGGTCGCGCTTGCCGTGCCCATTTCATCCGCCAGCCAGCTTCCAGTACCGCCAAAGCTCTGCATGTTACGAAAGAACTCGCGTTTCAGGTCCTCCGGCATTGCCTTGAACTCCGGCCACGGCATGGGCCGGGTGATGTTGTAGCTTTTCACTTCTCCATTTTTCTCCCTTCTTTGCTTCGCGGTCAGGTTGTCGCTGGGCAGCGTACACCCGCCGCGCTTTCGGCTGATATGCGCAAACGCTCCTCGCGCAGTGCGCTTTTTCTGCATGCAATCGTAGTCAAAGTCATTCATACCGGCTGATATACACCTCCGTCCGGGGGTTTTCCTTGTCGTACAGAACCCGGCTCCCGTCGTGCGACACGATGATGTTACTGTTGTCATCCGCCAGGGTCCCGGCATACACCAGGATATCGTCGATGGCTTCCAGCAGGTTGGTTAAATCCACCTTGCGCCGGGTGGGCATATAAAAAAGGCACTTAACCTCCACCGGTTCTGCGATGGTCTCCCCGCCCTTGCAATGCCATGCGGCGGCCTGCTGGTACGCCTCGTACTGTGCGGACGGCAACACCATCGGCGCACCATACCGCCCTCGCACAATGCGCTGGTGATTTTTCTTTGTCACCGGTGGCAGGGGAATAACGATCTTTTTCATGTCACTCTCACTTCACTATGCGGCCCGTGTTGGGGAAATAGGCCATCCTCACCATCCCAGTGGGGCCGCGTCGGTTTTTGTCCAGGTATAGCTCCAGCATGTCCGGGTCCCATTCGCCCCGGTCCTCTTTCTCGCACGGGCGGTGCAGCAGCGTCACGGTGTCCGCGTCCTGCTCGATCGCGCCGGACTCCCGCAGGTTGGCCATAGTGGCCCGGAACTCGCCGCCACGATCTGATGCACCGGCTCTGTTCAGCTGGCACAGGCACAGCAGTGGGATATCCATCCGCATGGCCAGCAGTTTTGCCGACCGGCTGTTTTTCGTGGTGCTCTCGTAGAGCGTGGCTTTCTTGTTTTCCTGCTCCAGCAGGCCGATGTGGTCCAGCACGATTAGCCCCGGTCGCTCTTTGTAGGCCAGCGCCGTCACTCCCCGCATGTCCATGCCCGTCCGCCTGTTAAACACGATGGGCAACTCGGACAGTTTGGCGGATGCTTCCGCGTACTTGGCGTATTCCGCTTCCGTCAGGGTGCCGCCGAACATCAGCAGACGAGAGGATATCCCCGCTATGTTGGCCGTCAGCCTGCTGGTGCAGTCGTCCGGTGACATCTCCAGGGAGATATACAGCACCTTCACGCCGCGTTTTGCCGCATTGAGGGCGATTTGCATAGCCAGGGCAGATTTACCCTTTCCGGGCCGTGCGGCGACGATGTGAAACCCGCCGTTGATAAGCCCGCCGCCCAGCAATCGGTCAAATTCCTGCAAGCCGGTCTTGACGTATGGTGGAGGACCGCCAGCAAACCCCTTGTCAACGCGATTTTTAAGGCACTTCACGGCCTCGGAGACTTCCAGGCCCCCGGATACCCCAGCGCCGTCCTGAATCGCCGTGACGGCTTCCTGCGCCGTTCTGAGCGCATCCTGCGGAGATAGCTCCGCTGTCCGGAGTTCCTCGCCCAAATCCCTGAGTTTCCGGCCCATAGATGCATCCCGCATTCCAGACACCCACACGTCGATGTTGGCGGTAGTCACGACAACCTCCATGCAGTCCGTCATGATCTTGCTGGTCACGTTGTCATTGCGGCTGGATGCGTCCATCAGCACGGACGGAGCATCCGCTGGGTCCCCGGCTTCATTCCGCCGCTGGATGGCCCGGAACAGCTCTGCGTATTCCGGCACCAGGAAGTCATCCGGAGACAGCTCTGCGGCGGCTTCGTAGCATTCTGGCTGGATGAGCAGCGCCCCAATGACGTTTTGCTCCAGGTAGAGAGAGTCCAGCATACGTCATTCCTCCTGCGTCCAGCCGCCGGTGTCGGAGTTGTACGTCCATTTTGGGGACTTCTGCTCCGCTGGCGGCTTTGGGTTGTCCCGGTAATGCCATGTGCGGACGGCAGCTTTCCAGTCCTTCATGTGGTTTTTGCCGACCATCCAGCCCTTCTGCTGGTAGAAGGCCACAAAGCGATCTGCGTTGACGTGATAGCCCTTCTCACGGACATACTCCGCCACAGCATCAACGGTTGGTGGGGAGAAACGCGCGGCGTGCGCGTTTTTCTCTCTTGGATTCGGATTGGATTCGGATTCGGATTCAGGCGGTGACTCGCCGTGACTCACCGTGACACACCGTGACTCACCGTGGATAACCATGGAATCCTGCACATTTGCGGATTCCGGCGGGTCGGGGAACTTGGCTTTCTTCTGCTGTATCCTCTGATACTTAGCCCAGCCCGGCAGGCAAAAATAGGGTTCTCCTGCAACCTCATAGAGGAGAATGCTACCATTGCGGTCCAGTGCATCAAGGCCCTTCTGAATATCCTGTTCCCGGATTGCCCGGCGGGGGAACACGAAACCCTTCAAGATTTCGGGGTCCGCGCTCCCGCGCCCGTAATCATCCACGTAAGTCAGTAAGTACGCCCAAAGGCGAAATTGGAAGTCCGTGAGACGGTTGATAGATTTGCTCGTGCGTATTTTCTCGTTTATGATTCTATTCGGCATAGCGGGCCCCCGTCAGAACGGAAAGTCTCCATCATCTTCGATCTCGTCAAATTCCTGATCGTCGACTGTGCGGGACTCCTGGGGTTTGCTGTCCCGCTTGGAATCCGCGAAATACACGTTATCGGCCACCACCTCCACGGACTTGCGGCGATTTCCGTCCTTGTCCTGCCAGTCGCGGACCTGAATGCGGCCCTCCACGGCAGCCATGCGGCCCTTGGCAAGGTACTTCGCGGCAAACTCACCTGTATTGCGCCATGCCACCACGTCGATGAAATCCGTTTCCTTCTCACCGCTCTGGGACTTAAAGTCCCGGTCCACGGCCATGGTGAAGCTGGTGACGGCGGTGCCGCTCTGGGTGCGGCGCAGTTCAGGGTCCTGGGTCAACCGGCCCATGATAACAACGTTGTTCAACATTCTGCCACCTCCAGACGATCCATGAACTTCTCCAGATCTTTGGCCTTAAAGTAGATACGAGGGTTCCCTCGGGCCACATGATATCCCTGGATAACGCAGTCGTTCCGCAGGGCGTCCAGCGTGTCAACGCTTACGCTCAACAGCCTGGCCGTTTCGCTTCTTGTGTACAGCAATTTCTTTTCCATCTCTACCTCCTATAGATATGACTTTCCAAACTCGCGCCTGAAATCGTCCTCCGTCCAGCCCTCGCCCTTCATGATCGTCAGCTGTCCGTACCGACGCAATCGCCGCATCTGGTCGCCGTTCCGGTGCACGGCGGACTTCCCGTTCCTGTGGCACCTGTCACCGCAGAGCCACACCACCGCGCCGTATTTCTCGCTTTTGCCGCGGTAAGCACCCCCGAAAATGTGGTGACGCTCCAGCGGGTCCTGTGCGCCGCTCCTACCGCACAGGAAACATCTTCTTTCATTCATCGATATCGTACTCCGTCCCGTCCGATACAAACTCCAGGCATTCCGTGATTCTGTACGACGGTATTCGTCCGCACAGCAGCGTTGGCACTGCGGTCCATCCGGGGACTGGCTCAAAACGTTTTGACCAAGAGCACCCGCCGCATGCCTTGGCGCAGCCCCAGCACAATTGCGGCTTTTCAACTTCTGTAAAGATTGCATCCATGGGCCACCCAGCCTTCCAGCGCTTGCGGATTAAATCCGGGCTGATTCCGGTAATTATGGCCCAGTCACACTGGCAAACCCAGTTCGTGTTATACCCTGTCGCCTTGAGGGAGATGGGATATAGCGCTACCAGGTTTCCAAACCGCTGCCCGGATATGTCCTTGGTCCGGGGAAACGCGCGTTGTTTCATTTTGCGGCGCCCCACTCTCTGCCAAGTTGGCTGTCCATGAGCCGGATTTGCAGTTTCATGGAGTTTATTGCCTCCATAGCGGATTTGTACACCACTTCCGCACAGTCCCGCTCAAACCGCAGACCGGCTATCTGTGTGGACCCTCGGCAAATATCGGAGATAATCGTCACCGGCGTTCCCTTCTCGCGCTCCTCGAGGATGCGCCGTGCGAGGGCTATGCGGTAGGCTTTTTCAGCTTCCGCATATTTCTGCCCGCGCTTTTTCAGTTCCGCAATGGCCACATCCAGCATTCTGCTCTTGTTGCCGATTTCTGTAACCAAATCGTTCATGGGCGCTTATCCGCTTTCAGGGCGGCCTTAATACAGGCAGCGCACAACTGTCGGCCAAGCCGCTTTTTGGAATATGTAACGATGTCCGGGACCTCCCAAAGCTCCCCGTTGCGTTTTGTGGTTGCCGTGATGTCTCCACCACAGTTCTCGCACTTAAAAGACTCTTGACGAGCGTCCAGTTCAGCAGATGAGATTTTGCCTGGGTCCTCGCCAGTGGGCAGCGCGAATGTGCGCAGCCACATATACTTAAAGGCGTAGGTCATGGCCTTGCCGCTCCCCTTGTCCTGGGTGTCTGCGCCGTCGCCGCAGGATGCGATTTCGATGGATTCCTCGGGGTTCTCCACGTTCACCATGCGGTACACCACGTCCACATGAGTGATGTTGCCTGTGCGGTTCGCAACCTGCGAAATCGGAAAAACAACCAGTTTGTGCTTCAGCATCTCGGCCCGCATGATGGAAGTGACCTTCTCCTCGCTCAGGGCCTTATAACTGGTGGAGCCGAACGATACATGGTCGTCTTTTGCAAGATATTGCACGTCCTGCATGATGGCCGCGATTTTCTCATAGATGTTCAATACTCATCCTCCTCTTCCAGAATTTTCAGGGGGCAATATGCCCCGGTCCCGCGCGTGTCCAGCAGATACTCGCCCGTCCGGCGGCACTGGTTGCGGGAGTATGTTTCCAGCAGAGGGCAGAGTTTGCAGGACATTTCGCCCTCCGGGAAATAAATATCTACCGTCGCCCTGATATAGCGGGCCACTCCGCTCTCGTGCATGGCTTACTCCGTGGGGACTTCCGCCCCGACGATCATGCGGTCGAGGTTGCACCCCTCTATCAGGTCGGCCAGGTACTCGCGCTCATCTCGCGAAAAATCGTGTAGGAACAACTTCAGCAGGCCACGAACGCGCTGGCCGCACTTGTGGCACACCCGGTCATCCCGATTTTTGAGACTGTGGCATACCGGGCACTCATCGGCCAGGTACTCACTGGGATTGCCCATCTCAAAGCCGCAGCGGGGGCAGTAGAATGCCGTGATAGGGCCGTATTCCGCGGACTCCTCATGCTCCACGCGCGGGGTATCAAACGCCGCGTGGCAGTTGTCGCAGATGTACATCATTCGTCCTCCTCGTCATCGTCCGGGATATCAACATAGCCCCACCGACTATCCTTGGTTTTGCCCGTGTATGCCCGGTAGAATCCGCGCTTTGCGCTTGCGTGCTTAATGCCAACCAGGTCTGCCAGCTCTTCCAGGCTGTCTGCCTGATGGATTGGCAGGCGGAACCTGTCCCGGGTGCAGTACTGATATACCCTCATCGCGCACCCCGATTCTTGATGCGGTCCTCCAGCAGGAGCCGCACACCCTGGCACAGGGTATACACCAGTTCGTTTTGCCAGATATCCCGGGACATGGCCAGCCGGGTCATTCCGGTTTCGATAGCGTCCAGGGCTTCTACCATGTCAGAGCGTTTCGCAGGGCGGGCCACCATCTCACGGCGCGACTCGTTAGCCTTGATGAGGGCCTGGATGTGTGCGCGCTGGTTGTCGAGGGAATCAGCGGCTGCACGCATTATCGAGCGGATACAACTACCGTCTCCACATGCCCACGGGCATGAGCTACATGCTCCAGTCTCGTCCGCGCACTTCCGCAGCTTGTCCGCAATTTCCTGCGGGGTAAGACGGTTAATCATCGCTTTCCCTCCATCCAGTCCACCAGCTTCAGCAGCCCGGAAACGCATGCCCCCACGCCGATGAAGCAGAAGATCCATACGATAGTCATTACTCCGCCTCCATAATCTTTCCATTTCTCAGGGTGTACCAAGTGTCCGGCTTGATAATCTCGCCATCAACCCGGGCAAGCTTGGCATCAAAGATATCGCCATAGTTGCCCCGCTCGGAAACCACGATCCAGTTCCCGAGTGTGCCTTTTGCGAGGCTATTTCGGCCCCACGCCACCGCAATGCACTGTTCCCCGATGGCGGACGCCCTGCCATCGCGACCTGTGACGGTAGCCGTGCCCCTCACGCCAGAAGCGGCGGCGTTGCCACTCTCGCCAGAAGCGGCGGCGTTGCCCCTCTCGCCAGAAGCGGCGGCGTTGCCCCTCACGCCAGAAGCGGCGGCGTTGCCCCTCACGCCAGAAGCGGCGGCGTTGCCCCTCTCGCCAGAAGCGGCGGCGTTGCCACTCACGCCAGAAGCGGCGGCGTTGCCCCTCACGCCAGAAGCGGCGGCGTTGCCCCTCCAGCCAGAAGCGGCGGCGTTGCCACTCCAGCCAGAAGCGGCGGCGTTGCCCCTCACGCCAGAAGCGGCGGCGTTGCCACTCTCGCCAGAAGCGGCGGCGTTGCCACTCTCGCCAGAAGCGGCGGCGTTGCCACTCCAGCCAGAAGCGGCGGCGTTGCCCCTCTCGCCAGAAGCGGCGGCGTTGCCACTCCAGCCAGAAGCGGCGGCGTTGCCCATCCGTCCAGATGCATGATCTTCAGCGGATCCCTTGCACATCTCAAAGATGAACTGCGCCCCGGCCTTGATCACGCCATCCAGACCGATTTCCGAGACGATCTTGATTTTCTCGCCGCATACCTTGGAGTCTTCGCTGTTGCGCTGGCCGTTGTCATCGATCTCCACCTCGCAATAGCGGGAATCCGTTGGCGGGTAGTATCTCAACGTGTCCAGCGGGTTTTCGCAGGCGTGGAATCCCTTGTGGCACAGCTCCGCTTCCGGCTCCTGATATTCTTTGCCTACCTCATACTGAAAACCACGGCATCTCAGGCGCTTGTCAAACCCCTTGAATGCTTTCAGCAGATTTCTGCGCTTGGCAACCCCCTTGTAAGCTTTCATCTGATTTCCGCCCTTTCCTCAAGCCACTTGTCAACAAGGCGCTTGAAAATCATAAACACCCGGCTGCGGCCGGTCTCGATGCACACACCGAACGGCAGTTTTTCAGCCTGAATCCCGTCGGAAAGTGTCTCTTTGGAGATTTTTACTCCGTTTTCCCGCAGATACTTTGCGGCCTCGTCGATTGTCATAGTTTTTACCATACTTTCCTCCTTGCAATTGCTTCGCGGGTGTGGTATAATACCCGTGAAGAATCCTTGCCAATGCTTCTTCGCCGCCCCGTCAGGTTGCCGCCTGGCGGGGCATTTTTTGTTACTCAATCGGTTCCAGGTCCATCACCGTATCCGGGTACAGGGACCAGGAGCCATAGCGGGCCTTGCTGTACTGAGCCGCAAAAAGCCATTCGTTCAGCTCGATCTTCTTGGCGGTAAGCGCCGCGTCCTCTACGTCGTTCTCTGCGACATGGGATTCGATGTAGGCCTTCTGCTGTGCGAACACGCCGCACTCGGAATTGTTCGATACACGAACAATTGGGCAACAAATCAGAATTACGGCAGCGGCAACAGCTGCTATAATCCCCACAAAGAGTGTCCATACGTAGGATTCTCTGCACTCAAGCACGAACGCCACCGCGCAGACACCGGCCAAGACCACGCCCAAGATTATCCAATTTATCACTTACTTGTCCTCCTTTCTTACTTCTCCGCCGGTGCGGCGGCGTCCTGAATGGCCTGTACCGTACATCCGTACAGTTTGGCCAGCGCCTTGTGATACTTCCGCCCGGGTTTCCAGTCGCCCACCTCCCAGTGGGACAAACAGGACAGGTCAACATTCAGCTTCTTGCTGACCTGTGCCCGGGTTACTCCGGCATTCTCCCGGAGCTCTCTCAGCGTCAAATGCGTCTGCCTCCTCTCTAAATGTGTGAGTTTTCATTGACTGCGGCGGGGAAATGTGGTACCCTTTCGATAGCCCTTGTGGCAAAATCAAAGGAGGTGGCCTTTTGACCAAACTTTTGACCTTGCCCGTTCCAGACCGTGGGGACACGGCGTGATGCAAATGGGCTTTGCGGAACCCATCCCGCAAAAGTGAGCGGCACCCCCAAGAAGCACGGCTGTTTCATCGTGTACCTCTCGTAGAACCGGCAAGCGTCCACGCAGTGAAGCGTGTAAAAAAACGCAGCTTGCCACTGTCGGGTCATGCAGTGAAGCAGGTATCAAACTCACGCCGACAGTGCGGAAGGTTGCAAGGGTGTTCTGGTGAACAAATTTGGGGGAATACCGTCTGCGGAAACAGCCCGCAGGCGGTTTTTCTATCCCCGCCGCAGTCATTGCCCCGAACCTCACAAATGTGAGACTTCATACTTGACACGCCGCCCAAACCGCGTTACAATGACTCTGCCAAAAGAAATTGTTAAAGCCGCTGTTATGGGGGGCTGGTGTTTTTGTACTCTTTTTTCTGGGGCTTGTCTATATGATACCTCAGGGACTTCAAGTTTGCAATAGTAATCTTGAAGAAATTTAACTTTCGGCAAATCTTACAAATATGAGGTTTCGAAAATGGACATTGTGCTGGAACGAGTGTTGAGCCTTATCCCGAAAGATAAGTCCGGGAAATACGTTCACGGGGAGAAAGCCAAATTCGCAAAAAGCATTGGGTATAACGACGGTTCCATCGTCTCCATGTGGGAAAATGGTTCAAGCGTTTCGTATACCAAGAAGCTCCATCAAATCGCAAGCACATACAATGTTTCTGTGGAGTGGCTGGAGGGTAAAACCGATGATCCGGCCATAAAAAAAGCCCCCGGCATAAATGCCGAGGGGTTCGTGCCGACTATGAGGGATTGGGAAGAACAAGCCGAAAGCTGGACGGATGACCAGATTCTTCAGGCGATGCAGAAACTCGTGGAGATTCAGCAGAGGAGGCGCAGCGATGGGCGTTGAGCTGACAAGGAGTGCAAAAAAGGCGCTGGCAGCTCTCTACACGCATTACTGCCAGCGCCAAGCATACGGGCAGTCGAAGCAAAACTCCACATTCTTCATGCCGATTCCAGAAGCAATAAAGGATGGATTACAGGAGATTTGCGCTGCCGGATATGCCGAGTATTCGCCTTTTGGTGGTGTTATCCTAATGGATGCGGGCATCGCCTACATGGATAAGCAAGACCCGGAAACTGTCCTCATGTGGAATTTACATGACGGACAGGTCATAACCTAACTTGTTTTTCACAAATGCGGCAAAGTCACTGGCTTTGTACAGGTTAGGTGTAAGCAGGGCATTAGACACACTGAGCCGGACACCGCACATATCAGATTTGAAGTCAATCTTATCGCCGATAAGCGGTGTTCCATTTACGAGGACGAATGTCTTTTCTCCGTCAGATGCAATCAGGACTTTTGCGTTTGATAATTCCATGTTTTTCTAACTCCTTCCATAATCGTCTTTGTTCTTCCTGTGTGAGTGTCTGGACGGCGGCTATGAATAGTTCTCGCTTGCTGCACTCGTCCATTTGTTCTATTATATCATACTTTTCGCAAAAACACACGATTTATTTCCCCCTCGTAAAAAAATATTTTCACCTATTCCCCCAAATAGGACAAATATTGCATACCGCGTTGCCCTATAATAGGCAAACAAAGGGATAGATCTTGGGTTATGTTGGCCCTGCCGCCCCCGCACCGGGCGGCAGGGCCGATATAGCAGATAGCCCATCAGGCTGTCATCTGCTACGATTTAAGCATAGCAGTGCCGCGAAACCCTGTCCACGTGCAATCCGGGGAATTGCTTGGCCGATATAGGGCAAACAATCCCCGCGCTTGAGATTCTGTCCCGCCACAGGTGAAATTTACTTTATGGAGGCGAATAACCATGTCTGCGTTGCAGGAAATCGCGGGAAACATTGAGCAATACCCAAAAAAGATTCGCGAGGCAAAGGAAAAGAAAAGGTACACCATCAACGACATTGTAGATCTGTCCGGCGTGTCAAAGTCCGCCGTGTCAAAACTCCTGGACGGATCGCAAATGGACCCGAAGCTCTACAACTCGGTTGCCATGTGCATGGTGCTGGATCTGTCTCTGGATGAACTGTTCGGGCTGGACAAGCCAGTGGGCCACCCGGAATCTATGCAGGCCAGGATACACCAACTGGAGCTGGAAAACGCGCATTTGTCCGGCAACGTAAAAAGGCTGGAAGAAGTGAGCGCCTTGCAGAAGGACCAAATGCGCACTCGCAAGCCGGTCATCTTCGTCCTGCTTGGTATGTGCGCCGTGCTGACCATGTGCCTGGTGGCGTACCTGTTTATTGACTCGCAAATAACGGCCCAAGGGCTCATCCGCAACGGACAGCCCACCGCCGTGGCGTGGTTTGTTATTGTCATAGCAGTCACTGCGGTGATAGCCTCTACGGTCATCATTTCTATGGCCCTGCGCAAAAAAGTATGAAAAAAGGCCGTCCCACATGGGGCGGCCATGTCACAATATAAAGGAGGATACAATGAACTGCGTTAAGTGCGGTGGAGTTTTGCCAAATGGAGCTCTGTTTTGCCCATCTTGCGGAAAGCGGCAATCCAAACAATCCCGCAGGGCCATCAAGAGGCCCAACGGATCCGGCACGGTCTATAAACTGCAAGGCCGAAGGAGCCGCCCGTGGGTAGCGGCAAAAAGTAGGGTGATTATAGGATATTACCCCACGCGAAAAGACGCACTGGAGGCTCTGGAGCGCTTGGCAGGAAAAGATTTGACAGAGCGGTATAATATGACATTCAAGGAAGTATTTGAAGCCTGGAAAGAGGAACATTATAAGGAAATAGGCCCCCGTGGGGTGGAGTCATATAACCGGGCCTTTGACGTGTTCCAGCCGCTCCACGATGCAAGATTCCGCAGTTTGCGGACAGCAGACTTTCAGGCGGTCATGGACAAATATGCGGATAAATCCCACAGCACATGCAGCAAGTACAAGCAGCTTGTTACGCAGATGTCCGCATGGGCCATCCGGGAAGAAATTGCCACAACAAGCTTTGCAAAATTTATCCATCTGCCAGAAAACGTGAAAAAAGAAAAGGAAATCTTCTCTGACACGGACATTGAGAAACTGGAGAAAAACGGAAGCGACACCGCAAAAATTATCCTGATGCTAATTTACACGGGCATGAGAATCGGGGAGCTTTTCGGTCTCCCGCTGGCCGACTATCACGAAACCTATGTCGTCGGGGGAGAAAAGACCGCCGCCGGGCGCAACCGGGTCATCCCCATCAGGCCGGAGGGCCGGGCATACTTTGCATACTTTGCCGCTAGGGCGAAGGGTGCGCTCTTGCTGTCCGGCTATACCGGCCAACAGGTACCGGCAAATTTCCGCCGACGGGATTACTACCCGTTACTGGAAAAGCTCAAGATTGAGCGGAAAACCCCGCATGCCACCCGGCACACCTACGCCAGCTGGGCCAGAAGATCAGGCATGCCCACGGAGATTCTGCAAAAGATATTGGGCCACGCCGACTATTCCACAACGGCAAATATTTATGTCCACACAGATATTTCTGAGCTGATTGCAGCTGTAGACACGGCTGGCAAAAAATAGCGTGTTACTAACACGTTACTAACAAGAAAAAGCAGGATATAGAATGGTGGAACTTTTTGGCGGCAAAAGCAAAGAAAAACTCCCGATTTCTTACAAAACCGGGAGTTTTTTGGTGCGCGGTACAGGACTCGAACCTGTGACCCCATGCACGTCAATTATAGCCCAATAGCAAACATTCGGTATTGTGCGGCATTATGCGGAATTTAGCGGTGGTATGCGGGTATTTTGGCACGGGAAATTGCAAAATCCCGTTATATCCCGCGTCAGTTACTAACTGGTTACTAACAAATTACACCGCTACAATTCCATGGTAGTAGACAGACAGCTTTTCTTTCGGGCCTTTCGCGTCCTTGTCAAACAGGAACGCCTTGGCCATATCCGCAAAGAACTCAGGCTTGTTTACGCCATACTTTGCCGCCACGGAGCAGTAGTCCGAATACATCATATTCATGGCTACGTTCCAGTCATCCTCGGTGATGTGCGCAAACACGACACCGGCGTTGGCCGCAAGGGGGGCGGTCTGCTGAACGGTCCAATGCCCACCGGTGGTGCCGTCATCATTTTCCATGTCGGTATTCCATGCTTTAGCATCCTCTTTGGAAAAATCAGCGGACCCACACATACATTTACCGAGTTTATCGACCTGCTCCCAGCACTCCGCCATTCCTCGGACGGCAGCAGCGGAGCGTTCGGACACAGGCAGTTCCATGTACGCAGACAGTTCCTTTTCCAGTTTTTGCTTGTATTCTTTCAGGTCGTCCTTCATGTCGCACCCCTTACAGCTTCTCGACGGTGACGGCCATGTTGTTTACAACTGCCGCAACGCCGCCCAGGACCAGGGACAGAATAGAGCTTTCACACCCGCAGGCATTGCGGACGATGGCAGACAGACCAATATTAACAGTGCCGTTTTCGGCGGCGGTCTGGGCCCCCGTTGCTCCGATAATCGGAACGCCGTCCTTTTGCGCGGTGATAGACACGGTGCCAGCCGCTGAGGGAGACAAGGTGCCGGAGACGTTGACGAGGTAATACCCCTGTCCACACAGTGTAATGGCATTGCCGTCCTGCTTGATGTTGCAGCCGTACCGGCGGGTAGTATTTCCAACAGGGATGATGCCGTCAACCGGGACGGTTGCGTCGGTTGTGTTGGTGGTATAGATTGCAGATTTACTCATAGAATCATTCCTTTCTAATCAGGCTGATTTTTGTCCATTCAAAAATAGCGGGGCGACTAATGCCGCCCCGCATGCCTCGCCAAATAGGGCGTCACTTTATTTCGCTTACCGGGAATCAGATGTTGTTGCAGACGCTATTGCACCCGCAAAACGGAGAGGGACCCGCATTGTAGGTGTATCCGTTGGGATAACGCACTACGCCGCACAGCTGGTCCCTGATAAACAGCTGATTGTTGGCCTGTTCCAACTGGGCGATACGGCCCTCCAGCTGAGATTTCTCCAGGGCGGCAAACTTGGCGTCAATGTTAGCGTTGACGCTGTCAATAGCCCGCTGCGTGGTGCAGCAGCACTCCGACATCTGAGACTGGATGTTGTTTCCGGTCTGCATAATGGCCATGTTCGTACCGTTCTGCGCCAGGGCCATTTCCTTACCCAGCTGCCCGACATTGCCCTGCATTTCGTAACCCAGACTGCAGATGCCGTTGCCCACGTTGGTCAGACGGTCATTCAGCTGGCCAAACTGCTGGCCGAAAAGGATTTCCTGTTGGGACGAAGCGGTGGCATACTGGCCAAATTCGCCCTGCCGGTTCATCCCCCAGCCTCCGCCCATAAAGACGAAAAGGAACAGGATGATAATCCACCACGCGCCGCCGCCCCAATTGTCATTGCCGCCATCAACAGCGGCCCGAAGATCAGAGAGAGAATAGTTGTCCACTTCAAAACTCCTTTCTTGAAATTTTTATAATAAACCGTTGCGCACCGGCTTATTTCAGGAATCTCATAAACTCCTTGGCTTGCTGTTGGAGTTGCTGGAACTGCTGCGGGTTCATCTTTCCCGATTGCAGCATTTGTTCCACTTGTTCCTTTGCCCGCTGCGGGGTCATACCAGCCGCGAACTTGCGGAACTCCATCAACATTGCGAGAGGGTTATTCAGGCTTTTTGCGTTTTGCTGGAGCATCTGAATCATCGGATTTGGCATTTAGCATTTCCTCCAATCTTTTCACGCGTTCTTCCAAACTGGTAACATCTACCTTTGCGGGGTCTTGATACGGAGCAATGCTGTATGGAGTAACAGTACAATACCCCGCCCCATCGCTGACCTTGAGCCACACAACCGGGTCATTCTCGTCCAGGAGTAAGATGGAACTGTTGGGTGCCATGCGGAACGCGTCTGCCCCGTTTCTGCCGTTTACTCTGGTGATCTGGCACGCTTGCTGTGATGCTTGCCCGTATTGCCCCATGTATGGGGCACCGTATCCCTGCTGATATTGGTTGTTGAATCCGTACATCGCTAGCCCTCCTTTGCTTATATGGTACAAAAAAATCGCCCATTCAGATGGCCTGTAAAAGGTCTCTGAATGGGCGATCATGTCCAAGTGAGGTCTATTGATTTGTCAGCGCGTCAACAATTTTCGACAATGCCCTGCGGCGGTTTCTCTTGACGCTTTCCGGCGAGACGTGAAGCGCGTTGGAAACTTGGATATAAGACTTTCGGCGGATATCGCACAAAATAATGCACGATTCCTCATCTTCTGGCAAATCGAAAGATTGGACAAATTCCAAAGCTCTCTTAGGAGCCATGTTGGAAATGTAGTACCGAACGGCTTTGCGACTATTATCCATGGAAAAATAGAAGCCGTGGGCGTGCGGGCGCAATGCGCGGGCGGGGAGCGCGGCGTTACGTCACTCCCCGCCGTCCAGAATGTTTCTTACTTCTTCCCCTTCACGATGAAGCCGGTGAATCCGGCCTTTTTCAGGCGGTCCAGCATCCTGTCGGCGTTGGCGCGGACGGCGAAGGCTCCCACCTGGACCCGGTACAGCACCTGCTCGGTGTCGGCCTTGGGTTCTTCGGCGGGCTTCTGCGTCTGAGCCGGGACGAAGGTCACGCCCAGATACCGGCACAGGCCCCGGGCGATGGCCTCGCCGATCTCCGTGGTGTGCTCCACGATCCACTTGGCACCCTCCACCGTGTCGTGGAATTCGCACTCACAGTACACCGTGGGAGCCGCCGGAGTCCGCACCTCGTAAA